AACATGGCCGTGATTTTGGCTATGGCTTCGGATAGTTTGCCTACGCCGTTAACGCTGAGCTTGATTGCTTCACTCATCGCCGCGCACCCATCGCCCTTCTCATCGACCCATCAGCCAGAACCAGCCGGCAATCATTCCCGCGCTTTTCCACTACACCATCCTGGCCGGTTGTGATTGTGTAGCCCTCGGCTTGCAAGGCCGCGGCCTTTACACGCTGATCAATTGTCATAGTCACCAGTCCTCTTGGCTGCTTTTCGGCTGCTGGTATCCGCTGATAGGCACAAAGCGAGACTTCGCACCCTGGAACTCAGTGCGAACAGATCCCGTTTCGCCATCGCGGTTTTTCCTGATCAATATTTCCCCAATCCCCTGCTGATCAGAGTTCGGGAAATAAACCTCATCGCGATAAACAAACATCACCATGTCAGCATCTTGCTCAATCGCCCCAGACTCACGAAGGTCTGAAAGAATCGGGCGTTTGTCTGGCCGTGATTCGCAGCTCCGGTTGAGCTGAGACAAAATCAGCACAGGGCAACCAATCTCGCGAGCAAGTAGCTTGATCTGGCGAGACATGACCGTCACATCCTCAGTCCTGCCCGCGCCGTCACCCTCTACAAGCCCCAAGTAATCGATAACGATCAGCCCCATGCCGCCAAGGCGATGCTTCTGCCGCCTGGCGATCGATCGAATCCGCGGCATATTCATCACGGGCACGTCAGACACTACGATCGGCGATCGCTGCAACTTCAAGCCCGCGGCTGAAAGCTCGGCACTGTAATCACTGGAGCATTGACCAGTCTTTAGCGACGGCAGAGGAATGCCGCCAACCGCGGCCAATAGCCTATCCATCAACTGGGTTTTGCTCATCTCCAGGCTAATTACAAGCACTGGCTTTTTCTGATTGATCCCGACATCCGCGGCGATATTCATGGCAAGCGTTGTTTTGCCCATGGCCGGACGGCCGGCGATAACGATCATCTGGCCCGACTTTAAGCCCTGCGTGTATTCGTCAAGCTGCGGGATACCACTGGTTAGACCGTCGATCGTAATTCCTTGGTGAAACCGATCATGTCGAACCTGCAAAACCTCAATGTGTTCAGCCCACATATCGTGCATTGACTGGCATTCTGCATCGCCGCCGTCAGTATCAAGCGCCATTACCGCGGCCTGAGCCTGGGCGATTTTGTCTTCTACCGGGCAATCCTCTCGCGCAATCTCATCTACCGCCGCGGCAACGCTTGCAATCTGGCGACCAATTGCGCGATCCCTAACAATTTTTGCGTACTGCTTGGCGTTTGCCACGCTTGGCGTGTTGTGAATAATCTCGCCAGCGTAAGCCATTGTCCTAATGCCATCGGCTAGAAACTCGGCACGATCCGCAAGCGTGATCACGTCGATCGGTTTGCTTTCGTCGTGCATTTCGAGAATCAAGCGGAATAGCTCTGAGTTCTCAGCCCAGGCAAAAGCATCCGCGGATAATCCGTCAGACAAAACGTCAATCAAGTGCGGCTGCAACATCATCGCGCCAAGCAAGCCATGCTCAGCCTCTAAGCTATGTAATTCGATCATTGCTGCTCCTCAAGCTGCCTAAATATCGATCGGCTGCAAATCAACTCAAGCCGCGGCAATACGTTTGATCCGCGGTAATAAATCTGCTGCATCCGGTTGGCTCGCTGGAAAATGGTTTTCCAGAAAGAGCTGTTCTTGTGCGCCGGGGCTTCATTCCATCGCTCGACAATCAAACCGCGCAAAACGTGATCAGTATCAACAGCGACCCGCGGCAGGTTGGCGCATTCCTTGTGATAAAGCTCAATGATCTTGTCTACAGGGCAATCACCCTCATCAACCGCCTTTGATGCCTTATGCGCTTTAGCAATCCATGCGTTTAGGAAACGTGCCCAGTTCTTTTTGCGCTTAGCTGGGTTTGTTGCTGCCCATACCGCGGCCTTTGCGATTTCATCCTCTACCGCGGCTTTCGGGTATGCCGCGGCCCATTTGTTAATCAGGTCGTCAGGCACTTCAAAACCCGAGTCAGTCAAAACCACTTCGCTGATTTCCCCCTTGGGGGATATAGGGGGTTTTAATATAGGTGATGGTGAAGGTGAAGGGCATTGCTTAGGCAATGCTTGAGCAATGCTTGTAGCATTACCTGTAGCATTGTCTTTCTGTTCACCTTTAGCCTTTCCCCATCTAGCAGCCGCGCCAGCCTTGGCCTTGGTTGTAGCTGCATCCTTTTTGTTCCCTGCCTCCAGCAATTCACGCTCAATGCGGTCATGCCTCCAATTTCCGTTTTCCTCTATGCTAAACATCATGCTAAGCACTGCTTGAGCATTGCTCCAAGCATCGCCGTGCAGTCGTGTTATTGCCTGAATCGCAGCCCCTGGTAACTCTCCCCCGTTTTTCCAGTACGCCATAATTATTAGCAAGTAAGCGCCGTGCTGCTCGGTCGTCAGGTGCATGGTGTCAGAGAGATAGTCGCCGATGTATAGCGGCATCCAGATACCCACCTTCGCCTTCATGTGCTACCCCTTCAATGATTCCCGCAAGTGCATCAGGCATTCGCTGACGATCCGGCGCTTTGCTGTCTTGCTGTAGCAGTGGCCAACCTGCCAGGCGAGTTGCTGTGCTTTCTGCTGATGGTCGGCCTTGGTCATTGCTCACGATCCTTTGAGGCCTTGCGTATGCGCTTAGCCTCGCGCTCTAAATTGTCTGCGCGCTCTCGCATGGCCATACGCACAGATAAGCGCCGGCTAATTGGAACCTCTTTACCCCACTGGCTTACAGCTGCCGGGGTTATGCCAATTGCCTTTGCCAATGCGGTTTGGTCGCCGAAGTAAGCAATGGTTTCGTCTGTTCGCATGGGTGTCTCCTTGGTTGGTTTCGGCAATAATAGCGCTTTGAATTGTTTTAACAAGCTAATTGACACAAAAAGGCTGCATGCCTATTATGAGCAACACCGAAACAGCAGACAGGAGCAGGAAATGAGCGACGTAAATATGGCGCTATGGGATGCGGTTCAAAAAACCGACCCAAGCGCAACAAAGGCGGCAACCGTAAGCGGCCAGAAGATCACCAGCATCAGCGGCCAACACATGATCCGCAAAGCTACTGAGACTTTCGGTCCGGTAGGCATTGGCTGGGGCTGGAATGTTGTTGAGGAGCGATTCGACAAAGGCGGCGACGTGCGCAAAGACAATGGCGAGGTTATCGGCTCTGAAGTCGGCCACACTGTACGCATTCGCCTTTGGTTTGAACGTGACGGCAAACGCGGAGAAGTTGAGCAATACGGCTGCACCCCGTTCACATACAAAAGCAAGTGGGGCATCACGACCGATACCGAAGCGCCCAAGAAGTCATTAACCGACGCAATCAAGAAAGCTCTGGCGATGCTTGGCTTTAGCGCTGACATTTTCCTTGGCCTGTTTGATGACGCCGACTATGTGCGCCAGCGCGAGTCAGAAGAGCAGATCGAGCGCGCAGAGGACAAAGAAGCCGAAGCGGAGCGCCAGCGCCAAGAGCGCCTTGCGTGGCTCAAGAAGGCCATTGAAGAAATGGAAGCATCGCCAACCATGCACGCGCTCAAATCGCTGCATACCAAATTTGTGCGCGACGCTAACCGCCGTGGTGAAACCGCATTTGTAACCCGCCTGGCTCGCACTTACGAAGAAGTCAGCGGCAAACTGGAGCAGAAGCAATGAGCCACCTTTATGAAATATCCGAAAACCTGCGCGGCTTAGCGTCAATTGATGCGGAAGACGAAGGCATGGCGCTAGCGATACGCGACACTATGCAGGCCGTGCACGGCGAGTTTGACGAAAAGGCCAAGGCCGTGGCATCGGTGATCCTGAATATGGATTCAGACGCAGAGGCCATACAGGCAGAAATTGACCGGCTCACCGCGCGCAAAAAGGCTATCGCCAATCGCCAGGAAGGGATTAAGAACTACCTGCGCGAGAACATGAAAGCCTGCGGTATCAGCAAGATCAGCCACCCGCTTTTTTCTATCACGCTGGCCAAGGGGCGCGAGGTTGCGATTATCGACAACCCATCAATCATCCCTGACGAGCTGACGTATGTGAAAACCGAGATTCGACCAGAAAAAACCGAGATTCTGCGCCTGCTGAAAGAAGGCAAAGAAGTACCAGGCGCGCACATCGAGCGCAGCCAATCATCAATCCGTATCAAGTAAGGGGATCTACATGCCTGTTTCAGAATTTGGCCGCATTGGCCGCGATGCAGAACTTCGCTTTACCGGATCAGGCGATGCCGTGTGCAGCGTTCCGGTAGCTGTTGACTATGGCCGCAAGGGTCAGGACGGCAAGAAGCCTTGCCAGTGGTATGAAGTTACGCTTTGGGGCAAGCAGGCCGAAGCGCTGGCGCAATATTTGACCAAGGGCAAACAGATCTTTTTTGTTGGCTCTGATTTGAATGTGCAGACCTTCCAAAAAGGCGACGGGAGCCAAGGCACAAAGCTGGTTTGCCGCTGCGCAGAGCTCAAGTTTGCCAGCGATGGCCAGCAGGCACAGCAGCAGCGCCCAGCACAGCCAGCGCCACGAAATGCAAGCCAGCCGAAGCCAGCTCCGCAACAGGCAGCGGCTGACAACTTCGACGATGACATCCCATTTTAAGGTACAACCCCAACCGGGCGACCCAGCGTCGCCCAGTCAAAGCAGATGGAGTAACACGCATGACCTTTGAACAATTCGCAGAAAACGTAAAAGCCTGGGCCGAAGCGCGCGGTATCTATGAGCACAGCAGCAAGCACGCGCAGGCGCTTAAAGCCGTATCAGAGATGGGCGAAATGGCAGACGCAGTGATTAAGGGCGACCGCGATGCGCTGCAAGATGCAATCGGTGACGTAATCGTGTGCCTGGTGAACCTGTCGGAAATGTCAGGGCTGGACATTAACGAATGCTGCGAATCCGCCTGGCGCGAAATCAAAGATCGGAAAGGCCGCATGGTTGCGGGTGGTGCGTTTGTTAAGGATGAGCAGGCGTGAAGCGTAACTGGCAGGTCAAGGTAATCGGCCTGCCTCCGTTCTCCATGATCCTGATGGAAGACGGCGAAGACCCGGAGCATATCTGCCGTTCCGTGTTTGGCAGCAGGTTTGAGTGGGTTCGCTAAAATGTGTTGACGCGCTCGAAGAATGCGATAATACTTGGCTCAACGAAACGAACAACGGCCAGGAGTTATAGAGATGAAATCACATGACCGACCATACGCAGCAAAGGGCTTTACCAGCTACCGATGCAAAACGCCTTACGGTTACGTGATGATTGGCGCAAAAGATCACGACGACGCCATGCGAGAGTCGCAGCGCAGCAGTGGTCACTGCAAGCGCAAAGACTTAGAAGTTTGGGATGGCAGCAGATACGCGCCTTGCTAAACCGCCCCGCCCCAGTCCGCTGGGGCATTACCCGACAGGAGCAAAAAAGAATGAAAACTTACACAGCAGCAGAAATAGCAAAAGTAATTGAATCCCACGGTAAGTGGTCTCGTGGTGAGTATGGCGGTTCCCGCGCTGACCTGTACGGCGCTAACCTGTACGGCGCTAACCTGTCCCGCGCTAACCTGTCCGGCGCTAACCTGTCCCGCGCTGACCTGTACGGCGCTGACCTGTCCCGCGCTGACCTGTCCCGCGCTAACCTGTACGGCACTAACCTGTACGGCGCTGACCTGTCCCGCGCTAACCTGTACGGCGCTAACCTGTACGGCGCTGACCTGTCCCGCGCTAACCTGTCCGGCGCTAACCTGTACGGCGCTAACCTGCGCTGCATGGGCAATATGAACAATATCAAGACTATTCAGGCGGATATTTGGCAAGTCGGCTACACGCACGACACTTTGCAGATTGGCTGTCAGCGTCATTTGATTGCAGAGTGGCAGGCATTCAGTGATGAAGAAATCCGCCGTATGGATTCGCAAGCGCTTACGTGGTGGAAAATCTGGAAGCCGATCCTGATGAATATCATTGAGGTTTCACCGGCTAATTCGACCAAGGTTGATGGCGATGAGTAAGGCAATGGCAACGCGGGTCAGTCAAAAGCAACTGGCCTACCTCGCCTACTGGCAGCATCCCGACAACGGCGGGCATGAGTTCCCGCGCGGCGCAGTGATACCCGAGGACATCAGCATCAAGCCGGCAAGCTGGGCCTTACCATCGCGCAGCGATCGGGCCGTTACTGCGGTGATGCTGGTGGCGGTCGGCGTGATCCTTTGGCTTAACCAGTAATCGGAATTTAGACAGGAGCAAATCATGAGCGAACAAACAGCAAACCTTTGCACCACTGACGCATGCGAATCACTGCGCGCCCGCTTGGCCAAGTACGAGGATGCGGAGGGGCTGCCGGTGGTGCAACTCAGCGCAGAGGCTTATCAGCAGGCAGCTAATTGCCTATATGTCCTGCGCGAGATTGGAAGCATGGACGCGGACGATATCAGCGGCGATGACGTAGACCTGCGCTTTGAGGATGGAGAAGGCCGCGACACCGGCTGCGACGTGTCCATTGTCGAGTACGCCGAGCGCTCTGCCGTGGCTATTGAGGCGCTGTTTGCAGCCCTGGAATCGCAGGCGCGGGAGATTGAGCTTGTTCGTGACGCGCTTGACCATATTGCGCGCACATGCACGCAAAGCAGAACGCAAACTCGGCGCTTACGATGGATTAATTACCGGGCAAATACCGCGCTTGAGGGGAAGACTTACGACGAGAAGCTGCTTGACCTTCCTAAAAACGGAGATCAACAAGCAATCAAGGCTGAATTAAAAATAAAAGCCTTGAAAGCCGACCTTGCCGACCTGAAAACCCAGCCGAGCATTGCAGTGATCACTGGCATGGCCATCGCCTTGCGCCACGTCATCAAAGAGCTAGACGCAGAAGCTTGCGAAGACATTGATTATGCGCAGGTGTCTGGTGCGCTGGCTGCTGGACAAAGCCTCAGCTCATCCCCTGTCAGCTCAGCGCCTAGCCACGGTGAGCAGGTGCAAGACGGGTGGCAGCTGGTGCCGATTAAGCCGACGTCAGAAATGCTCGCAGCAACCATAGCTGGCAGCAAGATGGAAAACCGGGCTGATCTGCGCCCGATGATTTATCGCGCCATGCTCGCCGCAGCACCATCAGCAGGCAGTCAGGAGAAAGGCGAATGAGCGTAACCAACAGTGCAAACGAGCGCGTTTCACCGCGCGCAACAGACCATCAGATCAAATCAATGCGCCGCCTGGCAGATTTGCCCAACCGGCTTGGATTCAAATTCCTCGGTATAACAAGAGGATCGACAGTTATGGAGCTTGAGATAGTCGAGCGGGAAGATTGTGCGTTTAGCGTTTCTGACCGCATGTACCCATGGTTGTTGGGCTGGGTAAAGCTTGATACCAACCAGCAGCGGAGTGACTGACATGGCCGGAGAACTGAAGGCGTGCCCGTTTAGCGGGGAAACACCACAAACAGAATATTGGTCGCCGAGTGACGGCAGGCATCGAGACTATGCATCGGGAGCATGGATAGTTACGATCAAGTCAAGCTTTGTGCGCGTTGAAAAATCATCGCTATTAAGCATGGATGACGCAGAAAGCAAAGCCATTGCGGCATGGAACACCCGCGCCCAGCTGCCCAGCCAAGTGGTCGAGGCTGTTGAGGTGGTGGTAAAGGTCTGGAACGCTGGAGGTTCTGGCGAGTTTCGTGAATTTGTCGGCGCTCAAGAAT